TTTAAGTTTAAGGGAGTTTTAAAAGTTAGACAAGATAAAGGATTTATTACAACACCAGTTGGAACATATAATTGGGTTAAAGAAAATAGTGGGTATACAAAAAATGAACAGTATAACAATTTATTTACCAAGTCAATGGTATTTTCAAAACATACTGAACATATATTAAACACTCCATACTTTCATAAACAATTATTTAGTGATTTTACAAAAACTAATCCATATTCAAAATATGTTGGTTCAGCATACTTGTTATTAAATTCATTACCATTTGTTGAATTAACTGATAAGATATCTTTTAAGGAATTTGATGATAAACAAGTCACACCAACGCCACCACTTTTACCGTCTGTTAGAGTTTCATCTCTATTTAGGGAAATATCATCAACACAATACATACCATATCATTTAATAGTAAAATGGGGTTCAATATATCACAGATATAAAAATAAAATAATCAATGGTGTTGATATTTTAGACGGTTTTCTTGATTCAACAGGAACAACAACAAATATTAACGCTAATTTATTTTTTAATTCAGGTAGAACAGAAAGTGAATTTACAACATTTTCAAATGGTAGTTTCCAAATACCAAACCCAATAAACTCCATACTTGGTCCTTTAAATATTCCAACTGGAGCTACTTTTAGTAATAGTGTTGATGTTGGTATTCATCCATTCTACGATGCAATTTTTCATCAAGTGGTAAATGGATATAATCATTACAATGTTCTTTCTGGAAACACTTCCTATTATAGTAATGTTTTAAGTGGTGCAATAAAAACAAAAGGAAAGACCGGGGATAATGGATTAAGATATTGGACATCCTTTGTTGATAATTCTAAATTTAACCCAACTGATTTAAGATATACCGTATTACCTTGTAATGGTGATAATAAAAATACAAACTTTTTTAAGACCGATACATACAATAGAGGAAATCAAATTTATTATAGTACTATATGGGATAATAATCCAATTAATGGAGATTATAGTGGTAAAACATTTTTTAAATATAACGAATATAATACAAATATTAGTGGAGAATACTCTATTGATAGTAATAAGAAAAAAGTTATTGATTTAATCGGAACATTCAGTCCTAAAATTTTAGAACAGTTTGAAGAAATATTTTTACAGTTTGCAACTGAAAAATTAAACGAAGAAACTCCATATAAGAAATTTTCTAAAGTAAAATATGATAATTTTCAAGATTTATTAAAGGGACTTCTTTCGGTAAAAAAAGAAACATCTGATGAAGGTAAAACGTTTGAAGAAATTGTAAGTCTTATAAAAGAAAGACAATTACAAAACAAAATTAATATAACAGATGAAATTGTAGATTACAGTAATTTATTAGAAATAAAATTAGGTAACCCAAAAGAGTTAGACCCACACATAATTGAAGGGTTTGTTGGCATTTCGGGTAATTCTTTGAGATATGAGAAATACAATTCAACGCAATCTGTAAATTTAAAATATATTGAACTTTATATTGGGGAAGATATTAACGGACACTACTTGGATTTCTTTGTAAAAAATAATATTGAATTATCTGAAGAGAATGTCCTTAATTTTAGACCACTTATATTAATTTATGCGGGATATAGACAATCGGGAGGTTCAGACGTTAAGAAAATATTCCAAGATTACATCAGTAGTACTATATTAAACGGATTACCTTTTACGTTTGTACCTGGAACAGGTGTAATACCATTTGCGTATCCATCAACCCCAGGAGCAAATTCAAGATACCAATTATTCATTAGTTTATTAATTCAACAATTTGGAAAACTAACAAATAAAGAACAAATCCAATCCATAGATTTTGTCGATGGGTATAACAATAGAAATTTAAAAATTGAATTATATAATTTCTTCAAATCATTTAATGATAAATGGTCATCTGGTAATTCAATAGGTCAAAGATTGTTAATGGAAGAATTCTTATTTTTAGACAAGGCAAATAAAGATATTGGAGATAAAGCATACTTGAACTTAGATAGATTTACATCAATTATAGACCCTAAAAACGATAAGGCAAGTTTATATAGTTCAATATCTATGTTAATACAAGGTAGTGGTTTTGATATGAGAACGTTACCAGCATATGTTAATTTTTACGGTAACGGTTTGACTACCACAAGTAAAATCACTCCATCACATAAAGTTGCAAATAACTTATTTGGAACATTCTTGGAAGTTGATTACCAAGAATCGTCCCCCAAAACCGTTGTTCAATTTGCGGGACCTACATCTAAACGTCCTTCAGATATGAATAAAAACTATAGATTTAGTGATGATAGTTTTAACATATCAGATGTTAATAACAATCCATTAATTGTAACGTTACCTAAAATTTTTGACGTTGAAAATTTATCAAAATCAAATAAGGTGGTTGCGTTTGAGGTTAGCTTTGGTGATCAAAACCAAAGCATATTTAAAGGCGTTACTTTAGATCAATCCACAATTAAGAATACGTCAGAATCTTTTGTTGTGTTGGAAAACTTAGCGAGGTCCGAATCGGGTGCGGGAACGTATAATGTTGATATTGGGTTATTCGATTATTATAGACAGGCATCTTACAGTTGTGAGGTTACTTGTATGGGTAATGTTATGATTCAACCAACAATGTTCTTTTATTTAAAAAACATTCCTATGTTCCGTGGATCATATTGGATTACAGAAGTTAGTCATAGTATTAGAAATAATTCAATTACAACGACATTTAAAGGAAGTAGGATACCTCAAGCAACTCTACCTGACCCAGAAGATTCATTCGTTTCAAGTTATAAGTCACTATTTGATAAATTACTTACAAAGGCGAAAACAACAACAGACGCAATTAATTCTGGAACAGTAACAACAGAACAACCGTTGTCAATTCCAGGTAAAGGTGATTTTACAATTGATAAGGGTACAATTAAAATATCAGGAGAGGAACAATTGTTGGAGTCTGGAATTACATCATATGGTATTCCATATAATGGATTTAACAATGAGAAATATATTCAAAAGGTTAAATATAAAGATGGAGATTGGTACAGAGCAGTGGTTGCTAGAATGGGATCGGAGATAAATCCAATTGCTGACGATACCCATATGGCTATTGTTAGTAGATTTAAAAATCAAGTCGTTACCGATAAAGATGGTAAAGGTGGGTTAACTTGGGGTGAACTTAAGAATTATTCAAAAACTGAAAATTTCTATTCAACTAAATTTATATTACAAAGTAACATTACCCCCGACCGTATTGGAACAGGTGTAACTAAATTCTTAAACCCAGATGACGGTACTAGTAAGACTATAACCCCATCATATTCTTTAAATAGAACGATAGTGGGTACACCGTTTAAAGCTCAGGGACCAGTTAATATAGGACCAAATGTGAACGGATATGGTATAGCCCTATCGGATTCACTTATGAAATTATTAAACACTCACGAGGGTAGAGTTATCTATTTTACGATTGAATAAGAATATTAAGAATAATGTGATATTTATAGGTATATCTTAAAAATTATGGAAAATAATAAAATGAACGACAGTATTAATCAATTCTTAAATCCAAAACAAGTTAAAAATGTTTCTAATGATGGAATGGAAAGAGAAGAATGTGATATGTTAACAGGAGAATGTTACACTATCAGAGAAAAAGACGGTATAGTTGAAAGAATAAATAAAAAATATATTACCAACGACGGTAGACAATTATTACAAGATTAAAACTATGTTAGAGAAAAAATTACACGACGAGTTGAAGCGTTATAGACAAATCAACAAATATGGTTCTAAGATGATTATGGAACAAGAAGTTCCAGAACCACCTATTGATCCAGCGGCACCAATCGACCCCGCAGCACCTATTGACCCAGCGGCTCCAGTTGATCCTGCAGCTCCAATCGATGCGGCAGGAGCGGCACCAGCGGACGGAGGTACTGAAGAAATTGATATTACTGATTTAGTTAATATGACTAAAAGTATTAAAAACAATATCGATGACAATAAAGCAGATCACGTATCTGTTTTAAACAAAATGGACGATGTGTTCAGTAAGTTAACAGACCTTGAAGCTAAATTAGGTGAAATGGACCAAGTGGTTGCTAAAATTGACCAATTGGGTGCACAAGTACAACAAATGAAACCAGAAACACCTCAAGAAAAACTTGAGATGCGTTCTTTGGATTCTTATCCATTCAATCAAAGACCTAATGATTTCTTTAACCAAAAACAAGGTGAAATGAGAGCTTCTGGTAAAAATGAGTACGTTTTAACAAAACAAGACGTTCAAGACTACTCACCAGATACCATAAAAACGTCCTTTAACTCAGACCAAGAAGAAAATGAATTTAAGTTCTAATGTAAACTTTTTATTAGGTTTACAAATACAAATGAAGATTAACCATTGGCAGACCAAAGGGTATGCTAGGCACAACGCATTTGGTGGATTTAACGATTCATTAAGTGATTTAATCGATAGATTTGTTGAGTCTGCAATGGGAAAATATGGTAGATTTACTTTAGATGATGAAACTAAATCAATTCAATTGAGTAATCTTTCGGAATTAGATATGAAAGGATTAGTTAATACAGTTAGAGAATCTTTAGTACAGATGTCAGAACAATTTGAACCATCAGATACCGACTTATTAAACATTCGTGACGAAATGTTAGGAGAATTAAATAAATTATCTTATCTTTTAACATTGGAGTAAAAAACCAAAAAACTTTTTTTAAAAAACTTTAAGCTGGATTTCGTAATCCGGCTTTTTTTATCTATATTTTATCTATAACAGTTTATAACTTTAAAAAAAACAATTATGTCAACATTTGATGCAGTACTAGCACAGTACGAGAAAAACAAGAACGCCACAAGTGGCAATGCAAACAGAGTATCCCAAGAGGATAGAATGAAGAAGTATTTCGTAACGATACTTCCTAAAGGTTCAAAAGGTGAAGAGAGAAGAATTCGTATTCTTCCTACACCAGACGGTTCATCTCCATTTAAAGAGGTGTACTTCCACGAAGTTCAGGTGGACGGAAAATGGGTTAAATTATACGACCCAAAACAAGAAGGTAAACGTTCCCCATTAAATGAGGTTCACGAAGGATTAATGATGACAGGTGTTGAGTCTGACAGAGAATTGGCTCGTCAATACCGTGCACGTAAATTCTATATCGTAAAAGTTATCGATCGCGACCAAGAACAAGACGGTCCAAAATTTTGGAGATTTAAACACAACGCTAAAGGAGATGGTATCTTAGATAAAATCTTCCCAATCTTTAAAAACAAAGGTGACGTTACTGAAACTCAAAAAGGACGTGATTTAATTATTTCTTTGACCTTAACTAAAGCGGGTACAGGTAAAGAGTACACATCTATCAATTCAGTAATTCCTGAAGATATGGGTCCTTTACACGAAGATGAAAATGTGGCTAAAACTTGGTTAGAAGACGAATTGACTTGGTCAGACGTTTATTCTAAGAAAAGTGAAGACTACTTAGAAATGGTCGCTAAAGGTGAAATTCCACGTTGGGATAACGAATCAAAAAAATGGGTTTCAAATTCTTCAAATGAAGAAACTATCGGAACACAAAAAGTTTCAACACCAGTGGTTGACCCACAGGATGAGGCTGAAGTAGACGAAGACCTTCCTTTCTAATTAATTCATAGGATGTCCCCGACATTGGTGTCGGGGACATCTTTATAAAAAAACAATAATATGGCAGCAATTAAAAAAAACGATTTCTCTTCTATGAAGAAGAAATTCTCAAAAGAAGCAGAGTACAAACCAGATCGTTTTTTAGATTTGGGAGACGCGTTTTTAGATGCAACAGGAATACCAGGTCCAGCAATTGGACATATTAATATGTTCTTAGGACATAGTGATACTGGTAAAACTACGGCACTTGTGAAAGCGGCGGTCGACGCACAAAAGAAAGGAATTCTACCTGTGTTTATCATTACAGAACAAAAATGGAATTGGGATCACGCGGTGTTAATGGGATTTAATAAAGAAGATGATTTCTATCTCTTCAATAGCGACTTCGATTATATTGAACAGATTACTGATTTTATTAATGAAATATTGGTAGCACAAGAAAAAGGAGAAATTCCTCACGATATTTTATTCTTATGGGATTCAGTTGGTTCTGTTCCTTGTAAGATGACGTTTGAAGGTAAAGGGGGTAAACAACACAATGCTTCGGTTCTTGCGGATAAAATAGGTATGGGTATTAACCAACGTATTTCAGGTTCAAGAAGAACAGATAAACCACATACAAACACTCTTATCATTGTTAACCAACCTTGGGTTGAATTACCAGACAATCCTTATGGACAACCAAAGATTAAAGCAAAAGGTGGGGAAGCTATTTGGTTAAACTCAACTTTAGTATTCTTATTTGGTAATCAAAAAGGTGCGGGTATAACAAAAATTAAAATAACAAGAAATAAACGTGATGTAAACTTTGCAAGTAGAACTAAAATTTCTATTATGAAGAACCACGTTAATGGTATTGGATTTGCAGATGGAAAGATAATGGTAACTCCTCACGGATTTATGAGAGCAAAAGAACCCGCTGAAGAAAAAATATCTATCCAAGAATACGCAAAAGAAAATTTAGACTATATCAGTAAATTATTCGGAGAGAAAGTTATTGATGTTAGTGAACTAGGATTCAAATCAGAAATATCGTCAGACGATGACGAATAAATTATACTAAATGTCGGTTTTACTCGTTGATGGAGACAATTTACTTACGATTGGTTTTTATGGTCTCAAAAACCATTTCTACAAAGGAAAACATATTGGAGCAATATACCATTTTGTTAATACTCTTAGAAGATCATTTGAGACGTACCATTTAGACAAAATCGTAGTATTTTGGGATGGAGAAAATGGTTCTGACTCAAGAAAGAAGTTCTATTCTCAATACAAAGAGAATAGAAGGTCTAGATTAAGAAGTGATGAAGAAATTAATTCATACCAATATCAAAAGCAACGAGTAAAACAGTATTTAGAAGAAGTCTTTGTTAGACAAGGAGAATTCGAATTTTGTGAGGCGGACGATTGTATTGCATTCTACACTCAAAATTCCCCAACTGAAAACAAAACAATTTATTCTGGAGACGGAGATTTAACACAACTAGTTTCTGAACAAACCCAAATTTACAACCCCTCACATCAAAAAGTATATAAGAAAAACGACACCATAGTTTACAATCACGAAGAAATTCTAATTGAAAATGTAATCTTGGTTAAGATGTTGTGCGGTGACCCATCAGACAATATTGCGGGAATTAAGAATATGGGTATTAAAAGACTTATAACTCTTTTTCCTCAAATTAAAAACGAACCTCTTACTATTGAAGATATTAGAGATAAAACTAATGTTCTGTTTGAAGAAGATAAGGATAATTGGTTAATCAAAAATCTTCTAACAGGTGTAACAAAACACGGTGTATTTGGTGAGGAGTTCTATGAGGTAAATAAAAAGATAGTTAGCTTGGATGAACCGTTTTTAACTGATGACGCGAGAGAGACAATTATGTCACTTATAAATGAAAATTTGGACCCAGAAGGAAGGTCTTATAAAAATACTATGAAAATGATGATGGAGGATGGACTATTTCAACTGTTACCCAAATCAGATGATGCTTGGATAAAATTCTTCAACCCATTTCTTAGATTAACAAGAAAAGAAAAAAATAAAAGGACGATAAAAATTAAAAACAATTATGAGTAACTATCAACAAGAAATCACAAAATTTGAATTTTTGCTTAGCTTAGGTGGAAACATCGTATGTCAGAGATTCTTCAACGTAAAAGACCACGTTGAGCAAGCGCGTAGATCGATGGATCTTCACTATTATGTAAAAAATATTTGTGAAGAAATAAGTGAAGATTTGAAAATGAAAACTTCCGACTATCTATGTGAAAATCAAAATTATTTCCTCAATTCAGAGTTTGTGGAAGATGAGAATGAGAAGGAAAGAGAACACTTTTTATTGGAAATTAAACTTGGAGACGACGTATTTATTTCTAGAATATTTCCCGCATATTTCTTTCATCCGAAGGTTAGATATACGGTTGACATTCGTCCAAAACTAAAAAGAGTTTTGTCAGATTTAACTGACATCTTGTCTTCAGAAGAATTGGAAACAGTATATTTGCAATATCAACTTTAATAAACTTATTTCATAAATTATGCAGCAGGAGAAAAATTTCGGGTTTCTTGGATTTTCCTTTCAACAATCACTCATCAGGTCGGTTATTGAAGACAAAAAATTTGGAGAAACAATCATAGACTTTCTAGACAGTAAGTATTTTGACAACAATTCATTTAGATACATTGTAGAAAATATCAAAGAATTATACGTTACGTATAACAAACTACCAGATTACCATACTCTATCACAGAAAATAATGACAGAGTCAGGTACAAAGGATACAAACAGAGTACATTTAGATACTTTACAAAATATCAAAGATGATTCCAACGATACGTCATTTGTTAGGGATACCGCTCTTAATTTTTGTAAACAACAAAATTTAAAAAAGGAACTTAAAAACGTTCATAATATCATCGAAAGTGGTGAGTTTGAATCGTATAATAAGATTGAGGAAATCATTAAAAAGGCATTACAAGTTGGTATTAATGATGACCAAGCGGTTGATGTATTCCATAACATTGACCAAGCTTTGGAAGATAATTTTAGACTACCAATACCAACAGGAATAGCGGGTATTGACCAATTATTAAAAGGTGGGTTAGGTCGTGGAGAATTGGGTGTTGTATTGGCTCCAACAGGTACGGGTAAGACAACCTTACTTACTAAATTCGCGAACACAGCGTATAACCAAGGATTTAATGTTGTTCAAATTTTCTTTGAGGACAATCCTGGTAATATTAAAAGAAAACATTATACTATTTGGTCAGGTATTACTCCTGATGACCAACCCGCAAATGCGGAAGAAGTTAAAAGATTAGTTAAAGAGGCTGAAGAGAGATCATCAGGATCGTTAAAATTAATGAAATTTCCATCGGATAGTGTAACTGTTTCTCAAATAAAAAATATCGTTAGAAAAATGAAATCTGACGGACTTAAATTAGATTTGTTACTTATCGATTACGTTGATTGTATTTCAACCGATAAGAGTTTGAATGGAGAAGAATGGAAAGGTGAAGGTTCGGTTATGAGATCTTTAGAATCAATGACAAGCGAATTCGATATTGCTCTATGGACCGCTACACAGGGGAATAGAGAGTCAATTTCGTCAGAAGTAGTAACAGGTGACCAAATGGGTGGATCCATTAAGAAGGCTCAAATTGCTCACGTTATTTTGTCAATAGGTAAGACCTTAGAACAGAAAGAACAAAATCTTGCAACACTATCACTTTTAAAATCCCGTATTGGTAAAGATGGTGTTGTATTTAGTAACTGTAAATTCAATAATGAATATCTTGTTATTGATACAGAATCACAAAGTACCTTACTTGGTATGGAACAACAAAAAACTCAAAATAACGCAAACAGAGCCGCGGAAGCGTTCAAGAAGAGACAAGAATTACTTAACAATAATAAATAAACAAAATATGACCGAGAGAATCTTACAAGACAACCCAGGACGGTTTGTCCTTTTTCCAATTGAACATCACGATTTATGGAAATTTTATAAACAATCTGAAGCTTCCTTTTGGACTGCTGAGGAAATTGATTTAGGTCAAGATGTCACAGATTGGGAGAATAAATTAAATGAGGATGAAAAACATTTTGTTAAACACGTATTAGCATTTTTTGCTGCGTCTGATGGAATCGTAAATGAAAACTTAGCCATTAATTTTGTTAATGAAGTTCAATATACTGAAGCTAAATTTTTCTACGGATTTCAAATAATGATGGAAAACATTCACAGTGAAACCTATTCTTTGTTAATTGACACATTAGTCAAAGATAAAGAAGAACAACATTACCTGTTCAATGCGGTTGACACAATTCCAGCGGTTAAGAAAAAAGCGGAATGGGCACTTAAATGGATTAATTCAGAATCCTTTGTTGAAAGATTATTAGCTTTTGCTGCGGTAGAAGGTATTTTCTTTTCAGGATCATTTTGTTCCATTTTTTGGTTAAAGAAAAGAGGTTTACTACCTGGATTAACATTTTCAAATGAATTAATTTCAAGAGACGAAGGTATGCATTGTGATTTTGCTTGTCACATTTACAATAACCATATTGAAAATAAGTTAAGTGAAAAGAAAGTAAAAGAAATTATTTGTGGAGCGTTAGAAATTGAGAAAGAATTTATCTTAGAAGCTTTACCTGTTCGTTTAATTGGTATGAATTCAGACTTAATGTCTCAATACCTTGAATTTGTTACTGATAGATTATTAATGTCTTTGGGTTGTTCTAAAGTTTACAATTCAGAAAATCCATTTGATTTTATGCAGAATATCGCATTACAAGGTAAAACTAATTTCTTCGAGAAAAGAGTTGCCGAATATCAAAAGGCGGGAGTTAATAATGTTGCAACCGAAGATTTAGAATCCGCGTTTGACGAGGATATGGACTTCTAAAAATAGTATAAAGATGAAAGTAAAAAAAAGAGATGGATCCCTAGAGGAAATGAGATACGATAAAATAACACGTAGAATAAGTGTTTTCTGTAGTGATTTAAATTTAGAGTACATTGACCCAACGTTTGTTACATTAAAAGTAACACAAGGAATATATGATGGAATTTCAACAACAGAATTAGATGTGTTAGCTGCAGAGACTGCGGCGGCAATGGTTACCACTCATCCTGATTACTCTAAATTATCAGGTCGATTAGCGGTATCTAATTTACATAAGACAACACACAAAAAGTTTTCTCAATGTATTAAAGAATTATATTCTTTTGTTGAACCAAAAACTGGTAAAGAATCTTCATTAATTGATGAGGGTGTTTACAAATTTGTAATGGAAAACAGAGAATCTTTAGATGGCGCAATTCATCAAGAAAGAGATTTGGAGTTTGATTACTTCGGATATAAAACATTGGAACGTTCTTACCTTTTAAAGATTGGAGACAGAGTAGTTGAAAGACCACAATATCTATATATGAGAGTTGCCGTTGGTATCTGTAAAGGTAATTTAGATATGGCATTAAGAATTTATGACGACTTATCTCAACACTTCTATACTCACGCAACCCCAACATTATTTAATGCGGGCACACGTAGAGCTCAAATGTCATCTTGTTTCTTAATTGGTAACAAGGGCGATGATATTGATGGTCTATTCGATACGATTAAAGATGTTGCCAAAATTTCTAAATGGGCGGGAGGTATTGGACTTCACGTTCACGATGTTCGTGCTAAAGGTTCTTACATTAAAGGAACAGGTGGACAATCAGACGGTTTACTACCAATGATGAAAACTTATAATGAAGTTGCTCGTTGGATTAATCAAGGAGGAAAACGTAAAGGTTCTTTTGCTGTTTATCTTGAACCTTGGCATTCAGACATTTTTGAATTTATTGATTTAAGAAAGAATCACGGTAAAGAAGAAATGAGAGCAAGAGATTTATTCTTGGCAATGTGGACTCCAGATTTATTTATGCAGAGAGTTGAACAAGATGGCGATTGGTCTTTATTTTCACCAGACGAAGCTCCAGGATTATCGGATGTATACGATTCACCAGAAGATAAGACATTTACTCGTTTGTTTGAACAATACGAAAAAGAAGGAAGGGCAAGAAAAGTTATCAAAGCGAGAAAGTTAATGGATGCAATCCTTACTGCTCAAATTGAAACAGGAACGCCTTATATGTTATATAAGGATCCAGCTAACTACAAATCAAATCAAAAGAATTTAGGTACAATTAAATCTTCAAATTTATGTACTGAAATTATTGAATATAGTTCACCAACAGAACAAGCAGTTTGTAATTTAGCATCAATAGCTTTACCAAAATATATTATTAATGGTGAGTTTAATCACGATTTATTATATGAGTACACATATCAAGTTGTTAAGAATTTAAACAATGTAATTGATTTAAATTACTACCCAACAGAAGAAACCAAACGTTCAAACTTTAAACATCGTCCAGTTGGACTTGGTGTTCAAGGATTAGCAGATGTGTTCTGTATGTTAGGTTTACCATTTGAAAGTGAAGATGCTGATAAATTACAAACAGATATTTTCGAAACAATATATTTTGCGTCGATGACATCCTCTAAAGATTTATCTAAAGAGTTTGGTCCATATGAATCAATTGCGGGTTCACCAATCGAAAAGGGAATATTCCAATTTGAAATGTGGGGTAAAAAAGATAAAGATTTATCTGGTCGTTGGGATTGGAAATCTTTAAGAAAAGAGGTGGTAAACTATGGTGTTAGAAATTCATTATTAGTTGCTCCAATGCCAACAGCATCTACCGCACAAATTTTAGGTAACAACGAAGCGTTTGAACCATTTACAACCAACCTATATTCTCGTAGAACCTTAAGTGGTGAATTTATTATGATTAATAAACATTTGGTTAATGATTTATTAAAATTAGGACTATGGAGTGATACCATTAAGAATAAGTTGGTTATGGAGAATGGATCCGTTCAAAATATTCCTGAAATTCCTACGGAAATGAAGGAGGTTTATAAAACAGTTTGGGAAATGTCTCAAAAACGTGTTTTACAAATGGCGGCAAATAGAAGTATATTTATTGATCAATCACAATCTTTAAACCTATTTGTTGATAATGCAACTAAACCTAAATTATTAGCCGCCCATCTATTTGGTTGGAAATTAGGGTTAAAAACGGGTATGTATTATTTGAGAACAAGAGCGGCGGTAGACGCAATTAAAGGTTTAGGGGTTGACACATCAACATCAAAACCAATTGAAAAAACGTCATCAATAAACAATGTGGATGTGCCAACTAACAATACATTAATTAGTGAAAGAACACCTGAAGTCGTAATGACATCAGAAAGACCAACAGACTCACCATTCGAATGTGAGGGATGTGGTTCATAAAATTATAGGAAACTACATTAAATCCAACTTCGGTTGGATTTTTTATTTATTACCATTTTAGATTAGTTTATATTTATTTGATATGGCAACAACTTACGGTATAGATTTTCCATTTAGGAATAGTTTAAAGGGTGACTTCTTAAGGATGACGGAATCACCCGAAAGAGAAGTTCGTGCAAATTTGATTCATTTGTTATTAACGAGAAAGGGAAGTAGATATTATTTACCAGATTTTGGTACTAGATTATACGAATATATATTCGACCAAAACGATGTTGTCACTTTTGGTTTAATTGAGGACGAAATAAGAGAAAGTGTTAAAAAATATATTCCAAATTTAGATATTAATTCAATTAATGTGGTGTCAGCGGAAAATGACCCCGAAGAGACTAAATTATATTCACAACAAGAGGACGAAAGATTATTTAGAGTATCAGACGCCACAAGTAAACCATACACCGCAAAAGTAAAAATAGACTACACGGTTAATAACGGATCATTCACTTCGTCCGACTTTGTAATTATAAACATATAAAATGGCTAAAAAAATATCATACGCAACTAGAGATTTTGCGGGATTAAGACAGGAATTAGTAAATCTAACAAATGATTACTATCCAGATTTAATAAAAAATACTAACGACGCATCTATTTTCTCTGTGTTATTAGATTTAAACGCGGCTGTAGCGGATAACTTACACTTTCATATTGATAGAGTATGGCAAGAAACAATGTTAGATTTCGCGCAACAGAGACAATCCCTTTTTCATATTGCCAAAACATACGGTTTAAGAATACCTGGAAATAGACCATCAGTTGCGTTATGTGATTTTTCCATAAACGTACCAGTTGCGGGAGATAAAGAGAAAACCGAATACTTGGGTATATTAAAAGCGGGAGCTCAGGTATCGGGTGGAGGTCAGATTTTTGAAACATTAGAAGACGTTGACTTCTCAAACCCATTCAATAGTAAAGGTGAACCAAATCGTTTAAAGATACCCAATTTCGACGGCAATAATAAATTGGTGTCATATACCATTACTAAGAGAGAAGCGGTCGTAAACGGAGTCTCAAGGATATACAGAAGAGTTATAACTGAATTAGATCAGAAACCTTTCTTGAAACTTTATTTACCTGAACAAAATGTATTAGGTATTGTGTCGATTATACACAAAGAAGGTACCTCATTTGGTTCAAACCCAACATCGTCAGAATTTACATCATCAACAAATAAGTGGTACGAAGTTAAATCTTTAATGGAAGATAAAGTATTCATTAAAGACCCAACTAAGATATCGGATAAAGATAATTTCATACCAGGGACATATCTTTCTGTTAGTACTAAATTTATGACAGAATATACTCCAGAAGGATATTATTCAATGACATTTGGTTCTGGAACCGTGGACCCAATGGCTAATTTAGATAATTTCATAACAGGTAATTTAAAAGTTAGTTTAGGTTCTTATTTGAATAACGTATCATTAGGTGCGGTACCTAAGTCTAATACTACGATGTTTGTGAAATATAGAATAGGTGGAGGTAAAAATTCCAATCTTGGTGTTAATGTTATTACTAGCGTAGATAATATTGAATTCAACGTAAATGGTCCCGTATCAACTGTAAACTCACAAGTTATTCAATCATTAAGAGTAACGAACGTAACTCCAGCAATAGGTGGGGCTGACCAACCAACGATTGATGAAATTAGAAATATGATTTCTTACAACTTTGCGGCACAAAATAGAGCGGTAACATTAAATGATTACAAATCTGTAATTGAAAATATGCCATCTACATTTGGAGCTGCGGCTAAGGTTAATGTAATGGAAGAAGATAATAAGATAAAAATCAAATTATTATCTTATGATTCAGATGGTAACCTAACCGACGTGGTTTCAAACACTTTAAAAGACAATGTAACCGAATATATTTCACAATATAGAATGATTAATGACTTTGTTGAAATTCAAAGTGGTGAGGTTATTGACCTTGGATTGGAGATTGATGTTGTAATTGATAGAAATGAATTAGAGTCAGATGTTATTAAATCTATAATTGAAAAGACAATTTCATATTTTGCAATTGAAAAAAGAAAAATGGGAGACCCATTATTCACGGGTGAATTGTTAAAAGAAATTGGATCAACAAGTGGAGTGGTTAACGTTGTAGATGTAAGAGTTTTTAATAAAACAGGTGGTGAATATTCACAAGCTGAAGTATCACAAACATATAAAACACCCGCAACAAAAGAGATTCTACAAGCAGATATGACCGTTTATATGAAGTCAAATCAGATATTCCAAATTAGATTCCCAAATAAAGATATTAAAGTTAGGGTTAAACCTCTCACTTCGACTACATTTTAATTTAATTTTTTCTTATTATAATAGAAAGTAGTCTGCTTTCTATTTATTATAAGAATGATACAAAAACATAGAATTTCAACGAATATTGGTAAAGACCAAATTCTAAAAGTCGAACTTAAACAAGATTTTGATTTATTAGAGATTTTGTCTTTAAAATTTACACAAAAAGACATCTACACTTCTCTATGTTCCGATTATGGTGTTGTTTGTGGTAGGATTACCGTAAACAACGGTTTAGGTGTCCCAAACGCTAGAGTTTCTATTTTTATACCGTTAGACGAAACGGACGAACAAGATCCAGTTATCTCAACATTATATCCGTTTAAAACGGTTAATGATAAGAATGAAGAGAATTACAGATACAATCTATTACCATCAAGAAAACAACACGGAGGACACGAACCAACAGGTACGTTTTTTGACCAATCGGATGTTTTAACTAGAGAAGAAGTTTTAGAGGTGTATGAGAAATATTACAAATACACGGTAAAAACTAACAGTGCGGGAGATTTTATGATTTGGGGTGTCCCATTAGGTGAACAAACAATTCACGTAGATTTGGATTTATCGGACATTGGATGTTTTTCATTTAGACCATATGATTTCATAAAACAAGGTTTAGGTCCCGACCAATTCAAAAATAGTTATAAGTTTAAATCTTCAGTAGATTTAGATTCCTTACCACAAGTTGTATCATTTAACAAATCAATTGAGGTTTATCCATTTTGGGGTAATGAAGACATTTGTGAAATTGGACTTACTAGAACCGATTTTGATTTATCTGAAGTGGGGGTTAAGATTGAACCTAAGGCGTTTTTCATTGGGGGAACTTACACAGATAGTGGTAAGAATTCAGTTAATAGAAACTGTACACCTAGACGTAAAATGGGTCGCAAGTGTGATTTAATTACTAAAACAGGAACGATTGAGGCAATTAGGTATACACCAAATAAAGACGACAGTAATAGACCAATAATAGAACCTTACGATATTGAAGAAGACATTCCAGAGGATGGGTCTTTTGTTTTTCCGGTTCCTATGAATATGGATTATATTTTTACTAATGAATTTGGTGAAAATGAAATTACAAATGACACAAACAAAGGAGTACCCACATCATCCTGTTATAGATTTAGATTTGCTTTAGATGATTCTGGAAATGCTAGAGCAAGAAAATCCGCAAATTTTTTAGTACCTAATATTAGAGAATACTCAACCGATGTAGATAAATCGTACGCATTTTCTACCAATTATTCTGATTACCCAACAGGAGCGGTATCAAATAATTCAGACCGTGGTATGTTATACAACGAATTAGGTCAATATTACCCAAGAGATTATTTTTATAGAATGACATACAATAAAGTTTATACGATGTCATCTTTTCAAAATATACATTATAATGGTGATAATTTCACAAATGATAGATATGTTGGACTAAAAGAAATTGTACCAAGTGATGAAGAAGATTGTTCAAGTGAAATTGTAACTCCACCAGTTAATTTTGGTAAAAAGAATTTTACCTTCACATTGTTAATTGCTGATATATTATTATTCTTTGAACAATTGATTAATCTTGTAACGTTAACTTTTTTCAATACGTTAGCTAAAGTTTTTCATTCATTTGCAGATGCTGTGGATTTTTGGCCAATTAAAAAATTATCTAAAACAATTAGAAAATTTGCATACTCAATTCAAGACTCAACACAACGATCACTTTACTTAATATCATATCCAGAATGTGAAGAGTGTAATGGTGACAACGAACTTGGTGTTCAAGGAGGACAAGGTTCATCATTGGAATATTGTCAAGTTGGTACTTTAGACATCAATGGTAGTGATGACGAATTAAATAGAATATTAACAGCATCTAATTTTGCGTTTTCAGTACCAAATAATGGAGAATGTTCAACAACTGCAGTTCCTATAACAGGTATATCAGATTTTATTAGTAGGCAATCTAGTTACATTTTATCATATGGATCATTAAATGTTGGATTAACTTCATCATCATTTGTTTATGATGTTTCAACTAGTGGATATACTTTTAATGATATTAGTGGTACTTTTACGGATTTAACGGCACCATACAACGTAATAATAAGAGACAAAAATAACACATCGACACCACTTAGTATAACAGTACCACTTGAAAGTGGGTGTGAACTTTATGACGTTCCATATAATGAAAGTTTAGTAAGTACATATTATGTAGGTACAGGTAGAACCCCAACATCAACATATACTCCAGGTATGGATGTTACAGCATCAAATGTATCCGATTCTGGGTATCAATTGGTTACTAATTATGAGGGTAATACATATTCACCACAAACAAAATCTGGTTTTTGTGAATTTTCAAATGGTGCATTTACAATTGTACCTGGTTCAATAGGAACGGTAAGATTATTTAATGTTCTTACTGAATATAGAAAAAGAAAAAGAGTGGGAAAGTTGTTTTGTGGAGGAGTTGTAAATTATTCATTTGTTGATAATTGGTTATCTGGTTCGCTGTATTTCTTCCTTTTTAAGGCAAGAAGAGGTAGTTACTGTAGTCAAATAATTAAATACATAACATCAGAAGATAGATATTATTATCGTTCGGCAATTTATAGAAACGAATCGTCTTGGGGTTCGACAACTAAAAACACATTTATTGGTAGACCAACAACAATGGTAGATTTAGGTCCAAGAGATGAATTCATAAAAGAAATATGTATTGACCCATCATTAGACCCCAATTGTTCTGTCACTAGACAAATTGGTTCGACATCATTTAAAAGTTTTGGGGAAATAATGGGAATGGCTATTAATTATAGATTAGATACAACCAATGGTAGTCACGATATTAATGATTTCTTTAACAATAACGGATTTGGATATACTTCACGTGTTTTTGATGGGGATTTATTACTATTAATATCAATAAATAATGAAGTAGGTATTGAGGAATTTGATTTACAAAACCCAAGGTATCTTGGATATTCATATCAATTTTTAGACCCAGAATTATTTCCACAAGTATTTAAAAACGGAACTAGTGTTTATGGACCGTTACCAATAACATTTTATTTATCTGATGACGGAGAAAGGGTAAGAGCTTGTCTTAACGAACCAACACACATTGCAAATGATGGAGTTACAATAGTACAGGGAAGATTAACAGAATCATCCCAAAAAGTACCATTCTTTTTATGGGACAAAAAGGGAACAGGATTTGGTGCATATAATGTTAGTACATTAGATGATCAATCGTGGGATTATGGTACCGTACAAGTTCAACCACTACAGGGTATGACTTACGCATATAATATCACTGGAACAACAAATGATTCATCAGACAAGTATTTGTTACTACCTATGACCTATACATTTAGCGGAGTAACAATTGACACTGGTAACGCAACAAACGATGTGGAATTTGATGTTATAGATAGTAGTGCTAATAACTATACCGCATATAATAACGAATTTCCTGGTTTTACTTACTTATACGTCACTAGTGGTACCACAACATCACCATCGGCGGGAACTCTTTATACTAGATATGGACAAAGCGGAACTTGGGATATAAAATCTTGGGACTATACCGATGATTTTATTATTAGAAGAACACAAGATTATTATAGTGGTAATAAACAAATACTATCAACACCTTTTATGTTTTATTTTGGATTAAGAGTTGGTAAAACGGGGGTAGATAAGTTCATTCAATTTTTCGGGGATAAAGGAGCCTTTACATCTGCAGAATAATGGAAAGTAAAAAAATAATATTACCAACAAAAAGATTCTTCAAATCAAATGAGGAGGACTTAAATCTAAGAATCAATCTAGATGAAACTGAGGCGTTGTTACGTCAAGGAGATAGGGATATAGTTTTAGATGTCCCAACACAATTTGAAACAGAAAGAACAGAAAGTAACAATTATAAAATTCACGGAAAACTTAAAATGGTTTTTAGAAATTTATATTCAGGAACAACATCATTTAATCCCTTATTAAGAAAATTGTACTTACCAAATGATGGGTTTGGTATTGCTAGTGGATTTTTACCATATAATGAATTTGCGTTTTTAAGGAATGACGTTGTTAGAGAAGTTAACACACCTAATCAAGGTACAAGTTTAACTTCATTCAGTCAACAATTGACATTATCAGAAACACCAGAACATACATTGGTAACACCAATAAGTGCACCATATCAAAATTGGAACATTTATATGTCATATGTGTATGGACAAGATAGAGATTTTAAAATAAATTACACATTGAGTGGTGGTACCACAGGAATAACATATACAGCAACAGCAAAAGACGGTATTCCATTTAGAGTTATTAGTGATGGTAATTATTATTCATTTGTTTCACCCGTTGAACACGGAATATCGGCTGGAGAATATGTTACAATTTCAACAACTGGAAACACATTTTATGCGCCGTCAGGTACGGGGTATACAACCACAACTACTTTATCTGGTAGAACTTTTTATGTTGAAACGGTAGGAAATGCCACACATAATTCTGAAAAATATGTTTTAAACATATTAAAGAGTGAATTTGTTGTTGGTACCACTTTAGGTTCTGTTATTTTTGGTAAAAGATGTATTGATAAAGATAATATAACGGACACCATTTCAGAATATTATGTACATAAACATAAAACATTAACTAGTGATTCTGACTATATTTTAGATAAAGCGGGATTTGAAAATTCTATTTGGGAAGACGAGAAAAAAATATTATTTGAAAACGCGTTAGGTGATAACGACGTTATTGTTGAGAGAAATAGAATGGAATCATTAATTTATGATTTTAAAAATCCATTAGTGGTAACTGGAATTACAAATAATTTAGGATACTCACCAACAGATGTTTATGTTTCGGTTATTCTTAAAAATGGTAACGGATATTTTAATTACCCACCAAAGGTTGGATTTAAATTTAATTTTCATAACACTTGGATTGATAATCATTTTAATGGTGATACATCTATAGAAACAGGAATAACAACAACAACCATATCATCAAACGCTAGTGGTTATACATTTACAGGAGGAACGTCACTACCCGTTGGTACAATATTAACAGGGGCATTTGTGGAATATAATAATAGTGAAATGAAAGAGACTATTATAAGTGAATCTTTTCACAAGTTTACCGCTAGAGTTAATTTATTTAATCACGGACAAACGGGAAGTACTGTAAATTTTTCAGGAGTAACATCAACGAACCAAAGTGGTTTATATTATCAACCACACTATAAAGTTAAATTAAGACAATTATCACCATATATAGAAACCTCAAATACGGATGACATTTATAATCTACCAGAAAATTGTAAATACTTTGAAAACGATGGACTATGGAAATGGAAAGACGTTTATGACCCTGGGTTCATTGATCCAGATGGTTACGGAGTAAATTATCCATTTATTAATAATATACATTATATCAAAAACGATATTAATTTCTATTTAAGAAATGAGGAGTTCTACAGAAATAAAACAGATGGAATAACTAGCTTTAATAATAAACCTGGAGGAACAAATACAACTGATTGTTAATGAAAATTCTAAGAGATAATGAGGATAAAAAAATCATTTTAAATCAGGACTTAAGTTTTAGAACAGATTTAGGGTGGGAAGATTCTGCAAAAGAATTGGAGTCACAAACCCTACGTAAAATTATTAACCCAATTGAAAATTATGAAACGGTTAGATATATTCATAAACCATATAACACCACATTAGGTAGTTTAACATTCCCACAAACCGACATATGGTTCTATTTTTATTTTTTAAGTGGGTCAACATATGTACAAGATTACGAACCAACAGGATTATCCGCAAATGAAAACGCGTTAATGCAAAAAAAAATAACCAATAGTTTCTTTAGGTTGGAATTTTTTAAAACACCAAGTAAAATATTAAACAACGTTGAAGTTGCCGACCAACCAAGTAGATTAAATAGACGAATGGTATTTGCAAAAAACCTTTCATTACCGTTGGGTGAAAAATATTTTTATACCACTTTAAATGATTATATATATAAACCCGCATTTATGGGTTCAAACTATAGAAACAAAGAAAATATGTATTTCTTTTGGTTTCAAGACGAAACCGCACTTAATGAGACATCATTAACTGGTAATACATTTTGGATGACCGCAAAGTTTTACAATGCGGAAGATGGATCAATATTAGATTTTGTTAAATCTGACATTGGAAGTTCTGAGGTTAATGAAATTAACGATATGTACTATAAGGTGATAATTGATAAAACTGATTACTCCTACCAAGTTTTTCGTTATAATAACAATTTACAAGGAACGAGAGTGGGTGAAAGTATAGACCCAATAAAATTCTATCAGAAAAAAGGATAATGCAATCAAGTAAATACGAAATATTAAAACAAACCGGGACCACATTTAATCTACCACTTTATTTAGAAAGTAGTGTGGATGAGATGGGTGTTATGGTGGGATTTGATGGTGAAATACAACAAGTTGAACAATTAGTTAATTTCTCATATTCTGGAGTGACAGGTACTAGAACTGTAAATATATATTCCACTACAAATCCAGATAAGTTAAGAAAAATTGTAGATCAAGTTTATAGTGTTAATTGGGGTGATGGTTTAATTTCAGGACTTACAATTAATAGTGGTACTCCTGGACAATCTTTTCCATCTTTACAACACACATACAATACATTCTATGTAACTAATAGTGGTTCGGGAGCATACCTAATAAACGGTAAATCAAATCCTACATTATCTTTAACTAAAGGTCAAACTTATACTTTTAATATATCCGCACCCGGACACCCATTTTGGATAAAAACAGTTTCAAGTATAGGTACGATTAATCAATATAATAATGGTATTACCAATAATGGTATAGATAACGGAACAATAACTTTTATTGTTCCCACAGGTTCAACGTCTACTCTTTATTATAATTGTCAATTTCATAGTAGTATGAATGGTACTATTAATTTGGTTAATACACCAGTTACATATACCATATCAATAACCCTAAACTCTCCTTGGTCAACAGAAATTATCTCAAAAAATATTTCAATACCGTTTTTAAACCCATCAACAATTATAAATCCTCTTGGATCATTTAGTGGGGTGACGATGCCAATTGAAATTGATTACATAAATCAATTAGACAACTCAACGGGGTTAACAGAAAATGCCACCATTAAATTTATGGGTATAGGTAAAAGTAGAATTGAGGAATTGAGAAAATATGGTCAAACAACATTTAATGGGGTTACAACGGGTACCACAGATGGTTCTAATTGGAGTGGATATACTTTAGATAATCTTTATTATCGTGACTTTACAGACGGTTATACGATGATTACAGGTAGTACATCTAGTTTTACCAAAGAAGAGGTGATTAACAGAATGATTACAAGAAATGAACATTTTATAGGTTTTATCGATGAACCAACAATTTATTCTGACATTTTTGTTGAGAGAGGGAAACAAGGTGTTATGGAGAAAAATTTAAGATTAGGAGAAATTGATAACATTGGTGAGGTAGACATATATGGAAATGGATATTTTAATGTGAGAAAACAATAAAAATTATATTTATTATAAAAAGTTATGGCAGTAGGAAGTTACGGAATAATTAGACCAGCAGATGTATCCCCAGCGGACGTAGATGTTTTTTATCACTATGTTCCAAATAGAACATCAACCGCAGAAGTAACCTTAAAAAAGTTAAACTCTGAGGAAGTTCTTGCTCCCGTTTTTCATAACGGAGATACTACTGATAGCACTGATGCTCCAGATGTTGAAATTTTAGGTGGGCTATACAACTTAACACTAACTTCAGATGATTTTAGTGATTTAGGTATATACACTCTTCACATCAGACCAAAACAAATCAGAACCTCAATCTCAGATTGTGGAATTTTAGCGTCATTACCGTCTGTTAGGGGGTTAGTTATTGATTTAAGTAACGTCCCATCCGCCGACAGAAACAAATTTACACCACAAGGATTGGTTGGATATCGTATTGAGTATTTAAATTCAACCGATAACACCAAGGTTCCAAATTTTTATAGAATAGTAACATCATCTTTTTATTGTACACCAGTTGTTTCAAACTTAACTAGTACAACACAAAAAGCAATTAGATATCAATATAGTGTTGCGGCTTCAAATTTATTATTTTTAACTGTAACACCATCTTCGGCACCATCGAGTAGACCAAATGTGGTTCCATTTATTGGGCAACCAGGACAAAATGTCATTTTAACTAATACATTCTTTAACCCAACAACTGTTGAAGTGGAAATGGTTGAACACGATTCTTCAACATTAGCATACGCATTATATGGTAACCAAAGTAAGGCAGTGTCTTCAGGTATCTATACAATTTACGATAATAATAACAGTATCTTCAAGCAATATAATCTTTATGAAGTTAAGGATGAGTTTAACGAAACCTTATTTGAAATTAGAGAAAACAAGACGGATATTGACGAGACATTAAATTTCGATGATATTACACAATAATGGCTACAAGAAAAGTCCCAAGTCAAGTTGCAACTGGTGCAGAAACATTTAGCGATAGCTTAGTCGGTAGACAAATTACCGACGGTACTAGTCAATTGACTAATACGAACTTTGCTATTGACCGTATCATACCAGAAAAAGATAGCAAGAAATTTAGAACTAGCCAATTTTCAGATTTTTTAACTTTAGACGATTTAAAAGAGGAAACAGATTCCCCAACTACATCGGCAAAAACAAAAGAAGAAAGAAAAAAAGAAATTAAATTCAAATCTTCTAAAAATAATGCTTCAGTTTCTATTTTTGGTTCATTAAGAAGTAGATTACTCGCATCGATTACACGAATTATTAAGAAATTCCCAGCAACATCACTTGTTGACTCTGATAGTTTGATTAAAAATTCAATTTACACAGCATATAGTATATCTTACGATTTTAATCAAAACACAACAGAATTTACTGTCGATTTCTCAATGATTTACAATCCATT